GTGGAGCCAACGCTAGCCCTGAGGCTCTACGACCTCGGCTTCAACATCATACCTGTGGATAAGGGGAAAAAGCCGTTAACATCCTGGAGCACCAGGCAGAGAATATCCAGGGATGAGCTGGAGAAGCTGTTAGAGAAGGCTAGCGGGATAGGCATCGCCGGCGGGGCAGTAAACCCCTGGTCGCCTGTGGCGATGCTGGCGATCATAGATGTCGACAACCCGGACGTGCTGGAGAAGCATGCGGAGCTTAAGAGAATAGTTGAGTCAACTGTCTCTTGGAAAACGGGTCCAAGGTGTCCGAGGTGTGGAAACAAGCACCTAGATGTGCTGAACCCGGGGCACACGTTCAGGTGCGACTCCTGCGGGGCAGAGTTCACTATTGAAGAGGCGAAAAGAGGGATCGGGGCACTAGTTAGCCTGGACGTGGACACGGCTGAAAAATACATCCGCGGAACAGTCAGGGGCAGGGATGTCGAAATACTCGTGAACAATTACGCACTAATACCGCCGAGCACACACCCCTCAGGCGTCCAGTACGAGTGGATAAGACCGTTCGACTTCAAAGCACCAAACCTGGGCATTAGGGCACTAGTGGAGTCAGAGCTCGCCAGCCTGCTCGAAGAGCTCGGAGTGTTAAAACCCCATGTGGAGCAACCCGCTGAGGGAGGGATCGGGGAGAAACTCCCCGGTTCACAGCTGAGGGAGCTGGCGGACTCGGACATAATAGCGATCAAGGAGTTGCTGAAAGAAGCCTATAGACCAGGGGTCAGGCAGTACGTCTGGCTGTTCCTCTCGGGCTGGGCGGCGAAAGCCGGGATATCACCCGTCTCAATAGCGAAAGTGTTGAAAATGTTGCACGATGAGACCGGGGACGAGGATCCAGTCAAGTCGAGAGCCAGTAGCATAGTGTACAGCTATAGGAAAGCCGGGATAGACCTGACCCCGTACGCCAGCGAGTTCGAAGAACTATTCGGCGTGAAGCCTTACGGGCTGGAGAAAGAGATCAGGGAGGAAGAGGTCAAGGGGAAAACAGGCATACAGGAGATACTGGAGGAGGTGCTCGGGGAGGAGAAAGCGTTAGAAGTGATCAAGGAGATAGAGGAGAAGTTCAAGGTCAGCAGCCCCTTCCGCGACTCCGTCATCGAGCTACTAGACTATGAGAAGCAGATATACGCTGTGGCAAACCTGCGGAAGCTCCTGGTGGTCAGGGCGAGGAGGAGCGAGGACAGGCTGGTCTATAAGGAGAAAGTGTTCATAGGTGCCCCCACCAAGGTAGTAGTCTACTACAACCCGGTCGGAGGGGTCACTAAATACCAGGTCACCTGGGAGGTCGCGGTCAGACCCAAGCCCCTGGTGATAGGACCCGCACTCCAGCCCGAAATACTCGACAGGCTTGAAGCCGAAGGCTTGGTTGTGGCGTCGAGGCTTGCCCGGGACGTGTTGGCAGCAATAATCCACGCCTACCAGGTGAGGGGGAGAGCAGAACTAAAGACGGAGATAGAGAGCCCGGGCTTCTACATGGTGGACGGCAAGCTCCAAGCGGTCAGCGTTGAGGTGAAAGAGCCGAGCCCCGAGGAGCTGAAGGAGGCACTATTACTGCTCAACGAGCTGGCTACTAAATGGTTCAAGCACATGCCAGATAAGTTCGCCACGGTGATCAAGTGGGGGTTGATAGCTCCGTTCATCTACGCCTACAAGCAGAGGGGGAAGTGGATCAGGTGGCTCTACCTCTACGGCTCCAGTAAAACAGGGAAAACAACGCTCGCCGAAATAGCCACCGTATACCTGTGGAGGCTAGACCCGGGCAAACACCATAAAACAGGAGCCAGCATGGATACGCCAGCCAGGCTGGGACACGTCCTAAGCCAGTCCACATTCCCAGTCGCGATAAGCGAGCCCGCTGGGGCTCTAGACAAAAGCGACATAGTTGAAATTATCAAAGCCTCAGTAGAGGGGTTAACGGCAAGGGGGAAATACCATAGAGGTGCATATACTGATATACCCGCCCTAGCACCCCTAGTGTTCACCAGCAACAAGTACGTTCCAAGAGACGATACCCTGCTCCGAAGATTTAAAGTATTGCACTTCACCTACGGGGAGAGAGTCCCCGAGGAGCTGGCAACCGAGTTCGAGAGCAAGGTAAAGCCCGAGCTAAAGAAGCTTAAAGCAATAGGAGACTATACAGCCAGCTACTTCCTCAAAAACGGGATCGGGGAAGACCTTGAAAAACAGGGGATAGAAGCACTAGAAGCAGCATACAGGAGCGTGGGGCTGGAGCCCCCGGAGTGGCTGAGGCTCGACACCGGCACGAGCTCGGAAGCCGAAATATTCGAGGACATGAGGGAGCAGGTGAGAGTCTTCCTGGTGAAGCGTGTGAACGAGGAGTACAACAGGTTCGTGGGGCGGGTAACAGTTGAGAAGCCGGATGAGGGGGAATTATTCCTCGACAGGAGCCAGATCGACTTGAAGACAAGAATTGAAATAGTCCTGGATAAGCAACTAATCCCCTGGTTGCTTAGAAAAGGCAACGACGTACTCATAACCACAGGAATAATGCACGAGCTAGAGGAAGTAACAGGGGATATTGGAGGGCTGAAATCACTAGCAGAGCTCCTAGGCTGGGAGTACATGAAGTACTCGATGAGGGAGGGAGAGAGGGTGAAAAACATGGCAGTAGTGAAGGCAAGCCTAGAGGATCTCCTAAGCTTCCTAACACCTCACATTGAATAGCACTCTGTTTTTCCCACATAACACTGTTCACTTTAAAGTCATTCTTACACGCGGAAAATTTCCACGTGTAAGAATCCGCGAAAAAAGTCATTCTTACACGCGGAAAATTCTGCGGGCAAAAATGTAAGAATGGTTTTGAGATATATCTCAAATTTTTTTAAGAGACAAGTGGTAAAGCTGTCCTTACCGTTCTTATATTCTTGCCATTCTTACAATTCTTACCGCTCTTACAATAAACATATAAATATATTTTTATAGAAAAAAATAAATAAATGAATAAAGACAACTGAAAGCCTCGCCCCTTTAGGGCGGGGAGGAGGTCAGACGCACCACAGGCTTGATCACAGTGATTTCCCACATAACACTGTTCAACTTTATGTCATTCCGCCTGTTATGTGGCTGAACCCCACTGCACTCATAGTCTATGAAATATGGATCTATCACTGGATTCAAGCCCCATAGCTGTGCATGTGTTAGGTATGTTGTTCTCTCCCTCATACCTAACACGGTTGGTTTTAACAGTTTAAAACAGATCCTAGGGGAGGAGATCGGGCTTTGCTTCCAAGGTTAAACCAAGGATAAAATAGGACTTCTTATCTTTTAAGTCTTAAAAAGGTATTAGAGTGTGGTGGTGAGAGAAGTGGTGTTTGGTTCAAAAGCAATGGATAGGAAGGTGCGGAAGCAGTACCCTGTGAAGGCTGTCCCTGTTCCAGCGTCGCAGGCTCTGCTCAACCTTGTGGGCTCGGTGTTTGGGGAGCCTGGGATCCCGCTCGGCTTCTTCAACCACGTGGTCGGGCTTGACAACAGGTTCAACGGGGTTAGGGTTGTTGTTTCAAAAATGTTCGGGGGCGTGCCATACATGACCGCTCTAGCGACAAGGCGTTACCTCAGATGGGGGTTTAGGATTAAACACCATGTTACGCCGGCGTGCAACGACTTCCTCACCGTGAACGGCGTCGTGCTCCTGGATAGGGCGTACTCGTGGACTAGCCCGGTCGTGGTCGTGGATCAGTACCCGACGAAGGCGTTGTGGACTAGGTATGAGCCGGTGCACAGCCTGACCGGGAAGACCCTTAAGTACAAGGCTTCGAAGAATCCTTCAACAGCATATCTGCCCGGGATCACGCTGGTGGACGCTGTGTTTAAGGCAATACCCAGGGCTGAGTATCCGTTTATGCTTTCAGCCTGCTCGGAGCCGGATAAGAAGATAGATGAGTGCACGAGGGAGGGGCTTCTCATAGTCATGGATGAGCATGTCTCAACCCTAGTGTACGCTGTGAACATGGGTGTGCTGAAGCCAGAGGTTAGGGAGGAGTCTCAGCCGGCGGATACTCGCGAGATTGTTTTGAAAACAGGGTAGCCCGCTGGTGGTGGCTTGTGAGTGCCCCGGGGTATCCCGCGTTAATAATGTATATGATTCTGGAGCAGGAGAGCAAGAACCCTGGCTCCGAAGCATACTACATCGCGATGCACCTGCCGAAGCTCATCAGGTATATTGCGACGGAGCTCGAAGACCCTGTTGACTTCGCGTACTTCAAGGACTCGTTTATCCGTCGCTGGGAGGCAACCCTGCCGGGCATCCCCGTCCCGGATTTCGAGGGTGTTTCAAACTATAAGACCATGATGCGTAAGTTCTTAGACCACCTGCAGAAATACCGCGACAGGGTGCTGGCGATCATTAACGCTGGACCATCTATTCAGAGCTCGGTTGAGATCCAGGGGGAGATTAACGCGGTGATCAATGAAATACTCTTCGGTGCGATCCAGGACTTGCTCAAGATGCGTGGTGACATATAAGTGTCCAGTGAGCAGGGGCTTGAAGCCTGTCGTTCGGTGAAGCTTGCCTGTTTTGAAAAAGCAACTCCAACCATTCTGCCATTGTTCAGCGTTGTTAAGCCTGGGTTGCAGGTTTCACGCTTCTGCGTTGTCAAGAATTGCTCGCCAACCCCTTGCTGGTGGGTTCCGTGGAGCGGGGTGGATGTGGTAGACTATGCTGAGGTCAAAGTAGAGAAGATGAAACACAACTATATGGTGGTTATCAAATACTATGATAGAACCGGGGGGCAGAGCAGGGAGGAACGCTACGTGTACCCGGTGAAGGTGTGGGAGAAGGTTGAGGAGAGGGTTCTCCCGCTCCTAGAGTCCAAGCCCCCGAGGAACCCCGGGGTAATATTCATTGGTCCGCCTGGCACGGGTAAGACCTCCCTGCTCAGGATACTCCCGGACTACCTTGGCTTATCAGTCGTCGAGGTTGGTGCTGAGAGCGTGCTGAGCAAGTGGGTTGGGGAGTCTGAGCGGAGGTTTTCAAGGCTGTTCGCCAAGGCTGAGCAACTAGAGCCTTCCCTCATGCTCGTGGACGAGGGCGACTGGCTTGTCTCCCCAGCCCGCGAGGCAGGCGGTTATACTGAGGTCTCCGAGAACATTCTCGGCATTGTGAAGAGGAAGTTGGCGGACTTCTACAAGTATCAGAGGAAGATACTTATCGCGTTTAGTGCGAACATTGCTGAGGCTAACATAGATAGTGCGTTGAAGAGAGAGGGCAGGTGCGGGAAGCCCATTGTGATACCGCTCCCGGATGACGAGGCGATCTACTCGTACTTAACCACGGCGATGGGCTTCGAACCCGAGGTTGCGAGGAAGATGTCGCTCGACGCTGTGAACGCCGGCTTGTCGATGGCTGACGTGGTAAGCATGGCTCAGCTGTACCTGGATACTGGGCACTACAGGGTTGAGCCGATGAAGTACAGGGGGTATCGCAGGTATGTTGTCCCCGCGACCGTCCTATCCTCCCAGGATGTCTCAGAGTTTTTCGACAAGGTTAACGAGGCTTACGACATAGTGAGCCGTGCGAGCTATAAGAGGACTAGGATATGGGTTTCAAGATACGACTCCGTGATATCGCTCCCCCTGGTCTCAGCTCTGGTAGGCTTGAAGGCTAAGAAGCCCATTGTCGTGATCGATGATGAGAAGTACCTGGATGAGGCAATAGACATGATCAACCTTCTCGGTGCGGTAGCAATAGTCTACACGTCCCTGCACCCTGAAGCCGTTGCCAGGTTGTGGAGGAACGGGGACTTCCCAATATTCTTCATAGGGAGCGAGAAGCCCCAGGTTGAAGTGTGGACTCTTGACATTTCGCAACTGGTCAACAGCTATAGGACTGCCGTTGCGAGGATTGTTGCGTCGGCATACAATGTCGAGCTCTCCGAGAAGGACTTGGTGCATGTTAAGTCGATGCAGGAGCACGAGTTTATCGATCGCCTCAGGTCAATAGCGTTGACCGGGGGGTTCGTGAAGCCCTTTAAAACACTGTTTTAAAAACAATATCCTATATAAATATAATGGTGGTCTCCTAGTGGCTGAGCAACCGCAGGCTGGGAGGCAGGTGGTGGCTCCCTCTGAGGGTCAGGTGTCGCTGATAATCAGGTTCACGCCTGAGAAGCTCCGCCAGTACTTCGAAGCGGTCAGGTCTGTCCAGCAGTATGTGAAGCCCGAGATCGCAGCGGCGGGTGTTGAGTTCACGGATTGGGATGAGAAGGTTTTGCAGACTGTTTGGAAGGGGATCATGCTCGGCACTGTCCCCTTGTTCGAAGTCTTCCCCATCTCTCATAAAGACGCATACGCCAAGTCCTACGCGTTAGAGGTGACCATGCACCTGCTGAACAGTAAGACACAGCTTGAATCAATGAGCACGGACTGCCTCAAGCTCTTCTCGAGGCTCAACGACGTGGACATAGATGAAAGCGTTTTGAAGAAGGCTGTGGAGTGTATAGCGTTCGCGAAGCACGCGGTAAGCCTCGGGACGATAACAGCGTTGCACACGCTCGAGTTCGTGCACAGGAAGGCACAGTTCAGCCTGCCCGCCGGGCTGATGCCCAACTCCGCCAAGGGGGTTGCCGGGGTCTGGACGGACTAGTCCTTTTTTCTTGATTGTCGCAACTGCGGGGACGATGGTTTTTTCTGACCTCCTCCCCGCCCTAAAGGGCGAGGCTTTCAGTTGTAAATAAACATTCGGATCCAATCCTATATCTCTTGGTTTAAAACTATATTGACAGGTATTTCTAAACCGGGGGCTGTGCATGTATATTGCCGTGTTTAATGCTCATATTGGTCTGGCGGGCGGAGGAGAGCAAGTGGCGATAAACATTGCTAGGGCTCTCGAAGAGGCTGGGCACAGGGCAGATCTTGTAACGTACAGTTTTATAGCCGAGGATGTGGAGAGGGCGTTCAATCTTTTAACGCCGGGCTATAAGTCGCCCCTAGTAGTGTATGAACCGCCCTTACTCGTGAAACTGCTCGGCATTGGAGGGAGGTTTGTGAGGCTACGCNAACTACTGTTAGCGAGCGATGTCATTGATAAGCTCAGGGGCAGATACGATTTAATCATAGACACGTCGTCCAATGCACCAACAGTGGCAGACATAGTTTACAACTGAAAGCCTCGCCCTTCAGGGCGGGGATGAGTAGAAAAGCTTATAAGATGCGTTATCCTATAATGTGTTCTAGTGAGTGCCTTGGAGGGTGAATCTCTAGAGTGAATGAGACTTAGAAGCACTAGGCACGCCAAGTATTGGTGTGGCTACCAACTTTGTCTGGATTCCTAAGTATCGTAGGGATGTTCTCGTGGGGGATGTTGCTGAGTACGCTAGAGATGTCTTGAGAGAAATACTTGAAGAGTTGGAATGCAAGCCGTTAGCCCTAGAGGTTTTGCCTGACCATGTCCACGTGTTTGCATTATGCCCTCCGAGGCACTCCCCCGCATACATCGTGAACTATCTTAAGGGTAAGAGTGCTAGGAGGATACTACAGAGGTTTCCAGAGCTGAAGAGCAAAGCTACTCGTGGCAAGCTGTGGAGTAGGAGCTACTTTGTAGCAACAGTTGGAAACGTAACAGCCGACATCGTTAAGAAGTACGTTGAGGAGCAGTGGGAGAGGGAGAAATGAAGCGGACTAGCGTAGTAGAGCTTGTAGTTGATGAGAGTTCTGAGGAGAGGCTGAAGCTACTCTGCAGTCTATCCTCCAAGCTGTGGAACGAGGTTAACTACGCTAGGAGGAGGATGTTCTTCGAAAAGAAGGGAGTAGACCTCAAAGCAACATACAAGGAGTTCTACGAGAAATACAAGACGCTCATAGGTTCTGCCACAGCACAGCAAGTTTTGAATAAGAATGATGAGGCGTGGAGGAGCTTCTTCGAACTACTAAAGCTTAAGAAAGAGAGTAGACTGCCACCATTCATTACGAGGGTTAACCCACCAGGCTACAAGAAGAAAAACAATAAGAGGACTCTATGGACTGTCCTGAGGAGAGACCAGTATAGGGTAGAGGGCAATAAAATAGTTCTCAAGGGTCTGGGAGCTATTGGATGGATAGAGCTGAAATACAAGGGCTTAATACACTTGAAGGGGGAGCGGGGTAGATTAGAGATACACTACGACCAAGATAGGAGGAAGTGGTATGCTCACATATCGTTCGAGGTAGCAGAAAAAGCGGTGAGGAGAGAGTGGACTAGCATCCCAAAGCAACCAAAGAACAACCTCGTCGCTGGCATAGATATCGGCGTGAACAACCTCATGGCAATATACGTGGAGAACGGCTTAGCGAAGCTAGTTAATGGAAGACCTTTGAAGGCGATCTCCCACTACTGGAGGGTGAGGATTGCTGAGTACCAGTCCACGCTGAATAGGTATGGCTTGAGGACGTCTAGAAGGCTCAGGTCTATGTACTCCAAGTGGAGGAGACGGGTCAAAGCCTATATTGACTCAAAGGTTAGACAGGCTATTGAGTGGCTTTATAGCGTGGGAGTCTCAGTCGTGAAGGCCGGCTATCCTAAATATATTGCCCAGGAGAACGGGGACTTCAACAACGTCCACGTATGGACATACGGCTACCTGCTGAGGAGAATCTACGAGGTCGCAGAAGAGTATGGGATAACAGCAGTCTACGTAGATGAGGCATATACATCATCTAAGTGCCCAATTCATGGAGAGAGATGTGGCAGTAGAGTTAAACGTGGACTATTCAAATGCACCAAGCTGAACAAAGTCTTCAATGCAGACCTAGTAGGAGCATACAACATACTCATAACCCCGAGTCCCGGGAGGGATAGGGGTAATGGGCTGAAGACCCAGCCCGGGATTGAACCCTCAAGAAGAGGGGATGTAATCCCAAACCTCCCCGCCCTAGCAGGAACCCTCGCCCTTTAGGGCGGGGAGGAGGTCAGAAAAACATAATGAATAGCTCAAAGAATTGGAGGGTTCGAGGAAAGGGCTTGAAAAAAAAGGCTGAGCTTCGGGGCTGGGCTCGGCTTACATGTTGTGAGCCAGCAACCTGTTGATATAGTCCTCGCTGCAGATGTATTCGGGGAAGCGACCGCCCTCGACGATCTGGCAGTTCGCATCCCATTCATAGATGTCAGCGGGCCGCTTTAGCTCATAGTGCTTGCCGTCAGCCTTGAACGACCACACGCCGAGGATAGTGTGCACCCACATTTTTGCGTTATCGACGTACTTCCAGCCCCATTTGAATTGAGTTATTTCTACGAGCTTTTTACCTTCCTCCATGCCAGTTCTATTCAAGTGCTTCGCTTCAAGCTCCATTCTCGTTCGCTCCAATTCAGCAGCCGATCCACCACGCACCCGCCTAGCACGGGCAGAACTCATACATCCACACCATGGATAGAATAGAGAAGCAATGATTTAAAAACCTGATGTTTATTCCTCTTCTTTCCAGCCTATGTTCCTCTAATATTGCCCAGGGTGTTAGGTATGGAAAAAGAAAGAATATACCTAACACTCAGTCGGGGGAAGAACACTGTTAAAACACGGCTTGAACAGTGATTACTGCTCAATACAGTGTATTGTGAAAAAATACACTGGCGTGATCGGCGTGCGGGGAAAAAGACCCCTTTTTCCCGTGCGAGTTGCGAAAAAGGTCTAGTGTTTAAGGCAACGCAACCGTTGAGGATTGACCCCTATTTTCATATATTATTATAATATATGAATTAGTAAAAAAATATGTGATATGAGAGCCTATGTTGCCTGCCTCCTGGCTACCTCTATGCCCACGGCTGTGACCAGGGCTACCACTGCTATTGAGACTGCTGACAGGTCTCTCGTGAACACTCCTATGCCGAGCGTGACGAGACCGAAGGCTGTTGCAGCCACCATTATCCCTCTTGGAACGGAGCCGGTCATCCTCGTGGCAATTATTGCCACGGCGACGGCTGCACCGTAGAGCACTATGAACGATGGCGAGTCCCAGCCTGGGAATACTGGGGGCTGTGGCTCGGGCAGTGCTGGCACGTTTATTTCTGGAGCGGTAATAGTCCTGAACTCCCTTGGCTCGGAGACCGGGGAGGCCTGGACAATGCTGACCGTCCTGCTCGACGGGTCTGCCACTACCAGTAGCGAGATGCCTCTAGGGAAGTCCAAGGGATACTCGTCTCTCGCTATCAGTATGTTGCTCACGGATGTCCCCACAACGCTGTAGCTCAGCGTGAAGCCCTTGAACCCGACAAGGGTCAGCATGCTACCGGAGCCCGGCTCCGTGTACACGTTGCCCATGGAGTACACTATCCTGATAGGCGAGGAAAGAGTCACATACTTCACTAAACCGCCAGCAGGGATAGGACCAACCACGTTAAACCTCAACACGCCGGTGGCAACGTACTTGAGTACTTCAGACGCTATACCGCCATACCTGTCGACAACCCCGGGCACATTGCCCGACGCGAGCAGGTACGGGTACAGGGTGATCGGGCACGAAGCCACCTTGACACTGCTGAACACGCTCCTGAGCGTTGAATAATACGTGGAGTTGCCGAGCATGTACACAACCATGGCGTTGACCCCGGTTGCCCCACCGCTACACTCCCAGCTCACAGCGACATCCAGCGGGAACGAGAGCCCTGAGACCCCGCCCGCATAGCTCGTGGAGCCGTTGTACCTGATGAACGGCACCACCGAGCTACCGTTCACCAAGACCCCAATCATCAGGGTCGAGTTCTCGAGCACGGGGTCATCCGCGAAGCCGATCTCGTAGACCGCTCCAACCGGTGCTGCACCCGGCAGGGTTACAGCCGAGACAGGCGTGGAATAGTATGCTTCCACAGTGCTTGACACCCCATAGAGCAATAGCATCCCGTTCACATAGGTGAAGCTCGCCGGGGCACCGTTCACCTTGACCAAAACCGGGGGCAGAGATGTGTTCACGAGGATCGAGGCATTGCCTTTTAGCTCGCACGCCAGCCTGAAATACCCTGGCAACTCGGTATGGTTGATGTAGTACGCTTCGCTAGTGGCTGTCAAGGAGATCCTTCCATCCCCGCTGACCCACTTGACTACGAGCTTGTCGGGCTTAACAGGATTGGTGTAGACGAAGACTCCATCGGTCGCATTGATAAAGGATACCGTGCCATTGGTGAAGCGGTTGAAGCCTAATGTAACATAGCCATTGCTTATTGAACCGCAGACCACCGTGTCAGAGTCGTTAATGCACGCCGTGCCAGAGGGGACTAGTGCTCCGTCATACCCGTAGACAAGCCTCAGCGTGACAGTGTTGCCCTCCAAGTCGCTGGCATAGTATGTCGCGTTCACAGAGTCATATATCACTCTAAAGACAACAGGATCTATGAGCCTGACTCCCAGCTTTGATTCCGCATACGAGACCACGCTGTACGACACAGCCGTGATCCTGCCAGGGGGCAACAGCGTGGCGACCCAGGCAGAACCATCCCACGTGGCACTCACGCCTGCCAGCTCCACCCTAACAGCGTTGCTGAAGCTGAGGACTAGCCCATCATACGCGTGCTTCAAAGTAGCTGAAACACTGACCAGCGACTTATAGTCCACCCTAGTGTTATTAGCCAAGACAACCCCGTTCACCGTGAACACGTAAGAGTCTAATACGAGCTTGTCGAATATTGCCGTGGTGGTAGTGTTCCCAGAGAATCTCGTGATACCATACAGTGAGTCGCTCACCCCGGTGATAGAGTACCCGTAGGCTCCGACACTGGTCTTCGTCGACGTGTCGTTGAGCGTGAATGAGCCCTGAAACGGCGAGCCATCGAAAGCGTACACAGCCGTGATATTGAAGGATGGCATATCGCCAACCGTGAACCTGGGCTTGCTAGGAGTAACAGAGTTCACAATAACCTGATCCCAGATCAACTGCACAGACCGAGAGGTATTGAACCATGTTCCATAATCATACACCTGCAATGTGAGGTTGGCTAAGCCCACAGTGTCGAGACCTAATGATATAGAGTTGCTTGCGGTAGTGAATATAGTTTTTACCAATACTAGTGGCGGAGAGGGCATCGAGACATTGTATGATGTATCTGGAGGCTTCATCTGTATCCCGTAGGCTGGTCTCAACGGCTTCACAGCCGTGCCATTCGGCAATGTGACGCCCAGCGTGAGGTGTAACGCACTATAAGCTTGCCAGTACTTTATTGTGATGTTGTACCAGCCTGCTGTGAGGGAGACCGTGGCTGTCCTAGTCCCGGGACCGCCCCACCCGTCGATCACCATGGTGCCGTTCACGTAGAGCCTGGCACCATCATCAGACACTAGCTCAAAAGTGTAATTACCGCTCAGCGGAAGGTAGACCAGGGATTGGTAGACTAGTGCGAAGCTCGTGCTGGGTGCTCCAACCGCCTTAGCCCAGTAGGGTGCATCATTCCATGATACACCAAAGTAAACGTAGGATGTGTCGTAACCCGAAGGCACATAGAATAGCCCGCTTGCGAAGAAGCTGTGGATGAACAAGGGATACACTGTGCCCTTGTAAGTGTACCCCGTCCCCGGCGGCTCGGCACTAATCCTGACACCTGAGTACACGTCAATACGCCACCAGGCGGCCGCGAGAGTGTAGACCCCGAGCTGGGTTAGTACAGTTGTTGCGCCCACGCTGAGTGCTGGTGGGACAGAGCCATCTGAGTATCTCACGGTATAGCTGGCTGATATACCTGTCGATAGATCAGTCCTCTGCCTTGAAGACGACGCATTCAGCACTAGGTAATCGGTTCCCAGAGCCACCTGGTTGCTCCAGTAGAGCACGGGTGCCCCCGCAAATGCTTGTATTAACCAAGTAGAGTTTGTGGCGGGCAATTGTATGTCAATATAGTTTAGATTCGTGGATACAGTATTATCTAATGCCAGTTGCCCCGTCGTCTGGTTATAGACCTGGTATCTCAGGGAGCCCAATGCGTTAGTGCTCAATGCCAACCTCACCGCGTCACCGGGGCTGTGCCTTGCCATATACGTGTACCTTGAGGAGCCATTGTTCTGGCTCACGGTCTTGTCGAGGTAAGTATAGACCCTCACCGTGTAGTTGCCCGCTGGCAGGCTCACAGCGTAATCCTCTATTAGACCAGCGACATTTGGCGTGCCCGTTATAATGAACGAGGTTACCAGTTTGTTATTGGTGTCATACACTTCAATCCTAGTGTTCACTGGGAAGAACCTAAAGTGGACTAGCCCGTCCCGGCTCAAGTTCTTCACCAGGTACAGCCATTGCCTCGTGTCAGCCACACGGTTTACATTGCCATAACCCACGCCATTGTAACCGAGTCCAGAGAGGTCTAGGAAAACAGTGCCATTATAGAATGTTGCGTCTAGGAAGAGAGTTAATCCAGAACTATTGATAATATTATAAGCATAGATATTATTGATTTCAGAGGTTGAGAGATTACGGGAGTAGATTATGACCGGGGATTCCATGTGTGGATAGAATGCGTGACTTCCATGTATACCTATGTGTAAAGTACTTGTTGATATATATCTTGTAACACTATAGTTCCTCGATGACCTCATGGAACCATCAACATAGTAATACATTGTAGCACCATCATACATGGCAACTATGTTATGCCACGCTAGATCCTCCATATAGTTAGATGATGCACTAGTATATGCATCAGATGATGAACCAACATATTGAATCCTGAATAATGAACCCCCCGCTGGCCCAATTGTTATGCTGAATTCCCCGAACCAGTAGGAACCACTTTTTAGGATAGACCACTCGAATCCATAATTATAATATGGGACAAGCTGCCTCACATCCATAACTATTGCAAACGCCTGGGAGTTCACTATGAAATTATTGACAGATACGTAGCTACTTGTGTTCCCGAAGTACCATGTGTAGAGGTGTGGTGCGATGGTGTCGTTGGGTGCTATGTTGGCTGTGAGCGTTAGGTTTACCGGGATGCCTGTCGCCAGGGTGAGGGTGTCGGCTACGGCTGTTTTCACAAGCCTGTAGCCTGAGTATTGTTCGTGCCAGGCTATGAGCAGGTTGGAGCCCACCGTTGCGACTGCGGGGCTGTATACTGTGCCCCCTGTGGAAGCCACGGCTGTTGCCTGCCCAAGCCTATAGGAGTATGCTGAATAGTTCGCGTAGTAGACCTGCCCCGATGACAGGTACGCCATGTAGACGAGCCCTGAGGAGGCGTCGCAGGCTAGTGAGACCGCCGAGTAGCCCGGGTACGATGTCCGGTTCAGCAGGTTGAGCCCGTTCGCGTCGAAAACCCATACGTAGCTGTTGACGCTGGTCAGCACGATGAGCCTGTCGCGACAGATCGTTGCACTGGTCAAGGGGTACTGTGGACCGTTCGAGTCGAAAAAGTAGTTGGCGACAGGTGTCGACCCGTTCCACCATGTTACTCTCAGCTTCGATTGAGACTCCGCGGACTGGTAGACCGTTACCGCCCCGAGAGACGGGTGGGGGAGCAGGTAGACCGTGTATGACGTGTAGAGCGTTGGATTATCCAGGGCTACTGGGAAGCCATTGTCAATGCTTCCAAAAGTCCCGTTTGTTGCACTCCCCCTGAGGAGCAGGGGCATTGTGTAGTCGTTTTGCTCCTCCCGTATAAGCCAGCCATATCTCACGGCAACCCACAAACGTCCCTGGGGGTCGACGGTCAGCCCGTAGACGTCTTCCACGTAGTCTTTCTCTCCTGAGAGGTTTGGGACATCCACGCTCTCGCTCCCCGCCACCGTCAACGTGCCGTTGCTGTCGGGCTGGAGCCTGTAGATGCCTATCGTGCGGAAGGGGATGATGTACGCGTAGTAGAGAGTGTTTAGCGTTGGTGAGTAGTAGAACACAGGTGCATATGAGAACGGGATCCCGAGGGGCTGGAGGGCTGTCCACGAGAGACCGGTCTGGCTTGTCGTGTAGTAGAACGCTCTTGTCCCGCCATCACGTATCACCATCCAGTAGAGCCCTGAGGCGTGGAAGAGCGACACCACCTGCACGTAGTAGGTTGTAGTGAAGTTCGCGACCACCGTGGGCGGGCTGGTGCCTAGTGCTGTCGCAACCGGCGACTCCACGGTCGTGAGGAACGGTGCCAGGGACGCTAGGGCTAGAGCGAAGAGTATTATGAGTGCGATCCTCGCGTTCACCCTAGCTCACCCTATAATCCAGGCACTTGTTAAGCCCGCCGTACAGCATGTATATTACCGTGTTGCCGGCGGGGTTCACGACGACAATCATTATCCCAGCCTGCCTATCCAGGTGCAGTAGGCTGTAGTAGAGGCAATTGCCAAGAGAGTCTATGAAGAACACGTCCGAGCCGTTCTGAACTAGGCTGACATCCGTGAAGTTGCCTGTGGTGAACACGAGAGCAATAAACCCGCTGTACTCCTGCTGGAGGCTGATAACCAGGGCTTTCCTCCCGTGCACCAGCCACACGTGAGCCGTCCTAAGGCTGTACGCTGCTGAGAGTGCCAGGTATCCTCCTGGATCCACGTACACCCTGCTACCCGTGATCGAAGCGTTCTTAACCAGCCAGAAGCCAGTTGAGTAGTCGAAGTCGTCGAAAACAAGCCAGAGGCTGGAGCCCGTCCCCGGCACAGATATGAAGGATGAGTAAGGGTTGCCCCCACCATACCACACCTCGTACACAGCGTTGTAAGCACTCCGCTCGAAAACCGCGACAAGCGGAGGGTAGTCGGAGAACAGGTAGGAGAACCTGGGCACGCCCTGGGCAATCACGTATACATTATCCGTGCTCAGCATGCCGGTCTCGCTAACGTTCAAAGGGATCAAGTACGTCTGGAAGCTGCCGAGAAGCTCGCCCGGCACTATAATAGAGACACTGTTGAACTCCACGCCAGCAGCCTGCCCAGACGACAGCGTCGCCGAAGCCAGCCCCGCGACGAGGACAGCTAAAACCAGCAACACAGGCTTCCTCATAAGGCGTACACCTCCCACCAATAGGAAATATCACAGATCGTTTTCTTAAAAGCTTGTTGCCACTATTACTTACCATTTAATGATTTATCAAGGAAAAGAGGCTTATTCATAATACATTATGTTTCTTCTTTAGATATAGTGTGATCGGCTAGCTGATTATTAATCTCTTCGAGAAAAGAGAAGTATGGGCGGGCATCTTTATCCATAACTATCTCCGTGCACTCCCATTCTATGCAAAGCCTGTTTAATCTATGTATAAGTGCTTTCAATAACATGCTGGCGTGCTTAGCATACTCGTCCGGGGTTAGCGGAGGGGTTGCTAGTGAGGCGTTTATTATTATTATTTTACCATCTTCACGAGTGACCAGGAGCCTCCCGCTCATCACTCCCGTGCTCGCGTTTAAAGAATACACCTCCCTGCCCTTGTACTTGTCTATCCACGGCTTCTTCGTGCTAGTCCTAAATATGTGTATGTCGTTGGAGCAACTTATCTTCCTCACAGTTACAAAGGGCATGGTCTTCGTTAACGGCTTCACAGGGGGTCAGCTTCACGAACGCTTTATTCGTAACAAGGTATTCGATCACATCCCTCCACGTGCCGTTCAAAGCCGTCTTGATATCCCAGAGTCTTTCAAAAAGCCACTTGTCGCTCTTCCTAAGGTGTATCTGAATGAGCATCGTCATCTCCATCCCCTCTTCCCCTCACCTCTGACTTCAGCGCCCTCGGGGTTAACGTTAAGTATCAGGTCGCGTATCCTCCGCAACTCGCTCGATATCAACACCAGCACCGCCTCGGCTATTATCCTTAACGCTTGGGCGGAAATGGGCTTCCGACCATGCTCGTAGTTATTGATAATCTCCACAAGGTGCTCCCTGACATCTCCCTCGTAGCAGGCGTCCACGCCGGCTGAGCTGTAGAGGAGCCCGCACAAGCCAGCCTTGCCGAGAGCATCCCCGCTAACCGTGATCGAACTATTAGCAAGGAGCCTCACAGCCGTTGACAGTAAGACGAACCTGGTTTTCAATGGGATCATCTCGTCGAACACGCTCATGGCGAGGCTGGCGATAAGGTATGCGTCAGAAACCGGCGGGGGAAGCGTCCGCGTGAGAAGGTTGCTCGCATACCTCTTCGGCGTCAGCCCAGCCTCTAGTGCACGCAACACCTCTGAAACGCCACGGGGAGCGACAGAGCCCTCGCTCATGAACACGCACCTCCCTGGTTGAGAAATATCTAATCAAGACCTTTAAACCGGGTGCGGCGAAAGGCTTAAAAAGTAATAAGAATAATATTAACAAGTGGGGAGGGAAACATGTCCCAGCCGCGTATCAGGATAAAGAGGTCGGCTCACGGAGTGGTTAAGAAGAAAGTGCTGGAGCTGTTGCTCACGCTGGATGAGAGCCAGGAGTACCCGTTCACCGAGCTGGTACGGTACTTTATTAAAAACGAGATCTCGCCGTCAACGGCAATATACTATGCAAAGTACTTCCCGGAGATAGGCGTGCTCTCGAAAACCGAGACCGGGAGGTACAGGGTAAACAAGGAGTTGGCGAGGAAAATGCTTGAGGAGCTGACCGGTAAATCATCCCCGTAAAGGGTCAGACCAGGCAGGTGACACCCCATGATCAGTAATAGTGAAGCAACCCTTATAAACGCTTGCAAGGCTAATCGCGGAGGCTCCGCTGAGAAAACCCCTGCAACACTGCCCCAGGAACGGTAAAACCGCTGGGGGTTGGTTTAT